ACAAGTAGCGGCACTCTTCCCACTCCTGATGGAACAGTGAATATAAGTAATGCTGCAAGTCCTACGAATGCAGAATTGTTGACCTATTGCGTTGAACTTGAAGCGAAGCTTGAAGCTGCTCTTGCTCGCTTAAGAGAGACGGGTTTAATTGCAACCTAAGAATTAGGTGTAATGGTAATAATGCAACTAATCCCATAAAAAGGATTAGAGTTGTATGAGTTACAGCTTTAAAAATAGCTTCTTGTATCATGCAAAAAGTTTTAAACATTATTAGTGTAGTTTCTTTTGTGCTTGTAGCAGCGATTACCGGTGGCGGGGTATTTGGTTATTTATGGATAACGAATGAAGATAATCAGAAAATGCTTCAAGATAAAGCAATGGAGAAAGTGATGGGTGCTATTAAGATTCCTGGTTTATCTGGCCCTGCCATTCCTACTGGAGCTTTAACACCTGGGCAGCAAAAGAACGAAGAAAAGAAAGCTTTTGGTTTGCCTAAATTTTGATTCCTAAAATTGAGATCCCTGCAATAGGGGTTGAGCCTGTTCAAACATATTTAATACAAACACCTGTAATCAATACTCCGAATGTTCCAGTCAACGTACCAATAGGATTCCCAGTAATTGAAATGCCTTGTGTGAAAGCAAGGCGAAGTATTGAAAATGATGCGCTAATAGATAACGATCCAGATGGCAATTTGATCTTGTGTCCTGCACAAACACCAAGTTATGAGCCAATAAATTATGACCCGTTACAACTGGTTCCTATAAAAGAAGAAGAACCTCAACGATACGAACAACCAGAAACCCCTCCAGCACCAGAAGTACCAGAAGCAAAGCCAGAAGATTGTCCTCCTGATGGTGCGCCTGAGATCGGAACAAAAGTAGAAGAAGGTGCTAAACAGATTATTAAGTATGAATTGGTCGGAAATCGTTGTGTAACTAGATATAAAAAATTAAATGTTCAACAGCAGATAATTGATGCGATACCCACGGTTCCGCAAGTGGTAAAAACGGGAGGAATTACTCTTGTGGCTACAACTGCGGCATTGAGTACACCACTGCTTTTAAAGGCAGTAAAACCAATCATCAAGCAGATAGTGAATAGGGTTAAGAAGGCTTTAGGTAAGAAAGTAAAACGACCAAACTTATCTGAAAGAAGAACTACTTCTTATCGGGAGAAACGGGGTTTGCCCCCTGTGAAGGAGAAGAAATAACGTGCCTATGTGGTAAAACTTGCCCCATCTTAGGTTTAACGACGACATCTTCACAGAGATTGAAGTAAGGAGAATCTTTAGCAAATTCAATTCCACTTAATTTTAATTTTCCGCACTCACGAAGTCTTGCAATGTGCCAATCTAGCTTCTTATTTTCTATTAATTGTTGTTGATTGTCTCCTTGCAACTTTGCATTCTTTAAACATCTTTCTTGAAATCTTTTATCAAGTGGCATAGAAAAAGTTAAGCTTGCACCGACATTAAGTGAGAAATTATCTTTCTGTCCTGTTCTTACTTGTTGATGATAAAGAATGTCTCCTTCGTCGCTATACACTGGCGAGTCATAAAGGTATTCTCTAGGTTTTTGGAACGAATGTGAGTCAGTTACAAAGGGAGAGAATGTCAGCATTGGCCCCTGACAAACTACTCCACCTCCATACTGATTTTGTATAAGATTTCCTTGTAAAGTTTGTATCGCCATATTAGTCAGCGATGCTGATGTATTTGCTACTGGTGCTGCTGTTTGTGAAGTATTAGCTAATGCACTTTGCCCACTAAATAATATTATTGCGAGAAGACTGAAGTAGTTTCTGTTGTACTTTCTAAGACTGTTGTTCGATTGATTGTTGTCATGTTTGAAATACCAGGGCCAATGTAACTTTCTGCGTATTGAAACGCTTGACCTGGATTGGCAATCGTGACGTTTGGTTTGGTTGTCAAATCTGCTCCTGTCCATGTATAACTTACTCCGTTAATCGTTTGGCTCGTCTCTGCTGGCGAAGGTGAAAGGGTCGTGCCATCAATAGACAAATTCGTTCCATTGATCGAATAAGTATGCCCAGTGTTGAAGTCATTAGAGACAATAGTTTCAGTAACATTTTGAGTGGTACGTGTGACTGCGGACATTGTTCCACTAGAAAAGTTAGGAACAACTGGCACAGCTAGGGTTTGAGTTGTATTTAATATTAATAGCAGCGGCAAATAACGCTTCATTTATTTATATCGTAATAGTGTTTCCACATGATCAGATTGAAGATTAGTAGAGCTACGACAAACACTGAGCAGATAATAATTGGAACATGCATTACTTCACCGTTAGACTTGTAACTACTGAACCAACTGCACTGGTGTTTGCGCCTCCAGCAGTTAGCGTAACTACTCCAGCACTGGTGATAGTTCCTGCCAAAGTACCTGCAACACCACCAGACATCGTCAAAACTTCTCCATAAGCTGGCATATCTGCTACCACACCTGAAGTCACATCAACTCCAGCTCCTATAGCATTTGTAGCATCGCCTTGATTCCAGCTTTCCGAAAAAGAGAAAGCAGCACCTGCTGTATTTACGTCATACGATCCAACATCAAGAGTTGCTGCTGTAGTAGCAGTACCAGCAGTTAGTTTGCCAAAGTGAGCATCAGTCGCAACTTTAATATTGGAACCTGACACTGCATAAGTACTACCTATACGATTTGAATCTGTATAGGCTCCATTGACTGTTAACTGAGTTGAAGTTGTGATGTTATGCGTCATATCTGCGTAAGCAGAAGGGGCTGCTAAGAATAGCAATAAAAATAGTTTCTTCATGTGAGCTTGCCTGATTGTGGATCGACTTCTTTCCCTGTGATGGGATCAATCTTCGGTTCTTGTGCAACCAGTTTAATAGGAGTTTCAACCCTAACGATTGTGTAAGGTACTCCGTTAGCAAATTCTCCTGCTGCTTCTGCTTTCTTCTTTTCCTCATCAGCTTTATACGTTCCATCACCTCTCTTTTTTGCTGTCTCCAAACCAAAACTGGCTAATGCGCCAGTAAACACGCTAGCTATGAAGGTTGGATCTATGCGTTCTTGTTCTCCTAATCCTGGGATAGTCACGTAATTTAAAGTCAGAATAAATCCACTCCAAACAACAACTCCCAATCTTACGAATGTAGATAAGACTTGCAGTTGTTCTTCTTTATCCTCTAAGCCTTCTTTTAATTTCTGTAAAGGATTCTTGTTGGTAGGCTTCGATTCAGGGTTTTGCTTCTCAGGCATGGAAAAATAACAACAATATTCTAAGATTACTCCAAAAGGATAAAAATGCCTCAAGAACTACTCGCAGCATTGATCGGGGCAGCTATATCTGGAGCGTTAATGGTCTTAGCGAACCGTTCCAGTAGAAGACAGGGTGATATTCGTGAAATTTTCCATCGTTTAAATGCTATAGAGAAGGATATTGCTAAATTAGAAGTAACTAAGAGAGACCCAAACGGATGGAGGAACAGATAGCTAGAGCCAAGGCCAGGATTAAAGAGTTACAGACCTTAGTTGAATATTGGGAGAAGAAAAAGTGAACTGCTGGCACTGTGAAGCTGAACTTAGTTGGATGAGCGATTCAACCTGTGAGTTTGCTGAGTTCGATTATGTAAGCTTTCTTACTTGTCCTAAATGTGAATCTGACGTAGAGGTTTATCACAAGAGAGATAAGAATAGTAAAACCCCCTAGAGCCTCTACTCTCTAAGGGGTCTTGACTAACATCGCATCCCACTGCGTGTTTAATAATTTACTTGCATGATTAGTAAACTACTCAGATAATTTAACGGGTTTCTTGCTCTTATTCAACTCTTGTAATCTTGCTTGTTGTCGTCTTATTTCAAGGCAATGTGAACAAAAACATAAATTAGTTTTCTGTTCCATAATCTTGGTAAGTTGAGTATCAGCTTAAACGACAAAACCTCCCCTTCTGTGCAAATCTAGGGAGGTTCTGAAGTCGTGATGGGGATCACAAGCCAAATGTAGCGTTTATATATAGGATTGTGAAGAGTGAGTCTA